GCCCATATTCATTAATAATTATTTTATTTTTTATTTTTTATAATGGAGAAACAATTGGATGAAACTCATTTATTTCAGATAACTACACACACACCTGCTGCAATTTTAGCTCTATGGGCTCATAGTTCTGATGATATTGATTTTGAAGATAAAAACCAAGTTATTAATTATTATGATTCTTTAATTAGATTAAGACATGATACTTTTCATTATGTTATTTCAATGGCATTATTTGGGAAATTTTTACCCGAAAAAAGAGTTGATGAAGTTTTCCCTTATTTTGATCATGAAACATGTGGGATGACACCAGATGTTATTTACCAAACTGAAGACTGTTGTTATATAATTGATGTTGGGTTTTCAAAAAATAGTGAGGAGGCTAGGTATAAAAAAATAACAAAATATTCTTATTTAAAATTAGCATTATCAGAGTATTTAAATAAAAAGGTAAAGATTATTCCACTCATCCTTGACGCTAAAATGAAAGTTGATCTCTGTGTCAAACCAATAAAAAGATTTTTTAAGCATACTTTCCATAAACAATTATTATTTGATATGATGAAATTATATGAAACAAAAATGCATTTGATTGATAAATATGGTAATGCTGCCCTTATTTCAGAACATGCTAAAATTAAATATGCTGGTGTACCGGTTACTGGTTATGTTAATGATTTTGATTTTCCTATTGAAGAATTGGAAATGTTGAAGAAAGAGAAATACGCACATACACCAACTGAAAATGTCTATGATATTAATTCTTTTTTAACAACAATTAAAAATGATTTGGATAATAAAGGGCCACTTTTTCAAAAATATAAAGATACAAAAAATGATGTTTGTCAATATGAAAATGCATATAATATTATTTCTGATGCAAATCATGATTATGAAACAAAGATTAGACCTACTATCCCAATACTTTATCCAGATCATTTATTATTAGACAAATTATCCGGAGATAATTCTGAACAACTAATGATTATTCAATTAATGGAATATATTAACAAAAATATTGTTGATGATACCTCTTCTTATTATGATTTTGTAAAAGAATTATCTTTACAAATTTTAAAAAATAAAGATGATAAGTATTTTAAGAACGGATTTTTTAATGGAGCATTCATTGATGATTTTCAAAAACACAAAGATGAATACAAGAATTATGTTGATAGTTTTTATGAAATTGTTGATGGTAAAAAAATAAAAAAAATAAAAAGTGTTATTAAGAATTATAGAGAGTTCTTAATTGAGAATGGTTATATTGAGGATAAACCTTTTTATTCAACTCATACAAAAACTGTTAGATTTATTAAAAAAGAAATGCCAAAACAGTTCACAACTTGTTGGAAAAAATCTGGTGTTTGTTTTCAAAAATTCGGTCAAAAAGAATATCAAAATCAAACAACTGTTCCACTTAATGAATCCTCAAAGATGGATGATTTTATTAGTTATTTAAAAGAAAATACTAATAATAATAGTTACAAAGAAACATTTAAGGATATGAAAGAATTTCTTTCTTACACAAAAATGAGTGATTCATCTTTATGTCAAAAATTAAAAGAAATAGCCTGGAAAGAAATGGAACCATGGTATGAAACATTAACATCAACAAGAGCTTTTCATTTTTCATATTTTAATCACTTGGTATATTCCCAATTAATGCATTATCAATCACTATCAACTAAACCTGAAACTCTCCATTTATTTAATTGTGGTATTCCTAATTTTTTGTGTATTGTTGTTGGTGGTTATCATAGTGTTCAAGATGAATCTGGGAAACCTTTCCTAAGTTTATGTTTAACTAAAAACCCTGAATTATATACAGAAATATATGGTGATATCATTAAAATTCCATTAAAAAATGAAGTGTTTTTAATTATTAGTAATTGGAGAAGATTACCAATTATGAAATTAACATTCTTAAGAGACTCTTTTTATAGTACATTAGCAAGTGGATTAAATTATTGTAGTTACTATACTGATGAAGATGATTTAAAAAAGAGATTTAAAAGATATGTTCATCAATATGTTTTGAAAACAATTATTGGTAATTGTACAAATCAACAAATTGCAGAATTTTTATTAGACACGAGGTTTGCATTAATGTCTAGCTTTTCAAAATATACAAACATTTATAAATTATTAACAGAAAAATTTAAACCCCCATACACAAATATTTTGTCTGTTTGGTTGGTTAGTAGGCTCTTTAAAAAACTTAAAATTATCACAAATGCAATGACAAATGAAAAAACTGTTTTATGGAAACCAATTGAGTATGATTATTTAGGTAGAACAAGGTCTAGTTTAGGTGGGAAAGTTAATATTCCATCTTTATGGGGTGATTATAAATTAAAAAATATTCATGAGATTCTGGATGAGGCTTTTATTTATGTTCATACAATAAAAGAGCCATCATCGATGTATCATGAACAAATTAATGCCTTGAAAACAATAATTGATTATCAAATGAAATTTGATAATACAAAAGATCAGTATAAATATGGTTATTTATATAGAGCAAACGATATTAAAGAATATTTATTGGATGAGGGTATTATCGGGTTTTCACATCCAATCATTCATCAATCGACACAACACACATTATCAATGATAAAACCAAATTATTGTAAAATTGAAGATGAAGTTTTAACTGAACCGGTGTCAAATATTGTTAGTACAAAAGCTGTTGTTCATTCTATAACAAGAGAAATGGTCGAAAGACCACTGAGTAACAATTATCGGAAAAAATATATAAAGAAAGTAACTGCTTATTATAAAGATATTTTATCACCAGAGGAAAAACAAGACTGTATTGATAACGTTATTAATAATTTAAAAAAATATGTCTTATCATCAGAATCAAGATTTTACAAGACTAAAACAAGACAAAAAGTTTGGGAAACTTTAATTGAAACTCTAGAAAGATTTCCACATTGTGAAACTGTTAATAAATTATCATTGGAATTATTAAAAGAACAAAGAGCCCATGTTGAAGCTGACATTTGTATTAAAAGTCAATATGGTGCAAAAAGAGAATTTTATGTTGTAAATATTGGTGCGAAATTATTAGCTAGACAAGTGGAAAAAACTTTTGAAGCTCTCTCAAAGATAACCCCTGAAGAAGCAATATCTATACCTGGTGATAATAAGTTAGTGGCAATTCAAAGGATGTTAGATGATTCTATTCAATTAGCTAGAAATGGTGGTTATAAAATCATGTATGTTAATGGTGATTGTACAAAATGGAGTGCAGCTGAAACAATGGGTAGTTTTATTGCGATGACAACAGCATTTAAAGGTAAATTTAGTGATAAATTTTGTTCTCTATTAGAATTAACTTTTTCAGCGTGGGCATCAAAGGAAATAAATATTCCAATAAACATTTACAATAAAACCTTTGTTACTACGAATAAAACATCCTATTTACAGGATTTAATTAATAAAAAACAGAAAGGCATTAAAAGTACACACAATTTTCTACAGGGAATGTTTAATTATGCCTCATCTTTTAAAAGTGTTTGTTGTACAAATTACACATATTATTTATGGCAAAAGATGTATCCTGAAACTGATATCAAAATAAATCACATGGAACATTCAGATGATTATGTTATGATAATCTTATATAAAAACGAGGAAGAATTTTTAAAATTTAGATCTTTTTACAAAATGATGATGAGATTACATGGTTTTAATGATAGTGAGAGGAAAACAAGTTGTCAAACATTATTTTTGGAATTTGTTTCATTAATGTCTTTTAATGGTGAAATGTTATATCCACAAATCAAAAAAGCAAAAGAAATTAATTTAAATTTACCATGTCTTGGCTATCAAACAGATGTTGAGGCTGTTTTATCAAGGGTTGGAGAATGTGTGAGAGTTGGGTGTAATCTATCATATTCTTATATATTTGGGAAACTACACACTTATTGTTTAGCAGAAGCTTATTCTTTATTACCAGGAATGGTCAATCATTTTTATAAAAATTTTGAAGACATGTTCGAGTATCCTATAGAGTTATATGGAATTCCAGATCAATATCCTCTGTTTTCACTTTTATGTAAAGGAAACATTAATAATTATCGCTTATATAAGTATAATAATGAAAATGCAAAAAAATTTTTACATGGTTTATATGCGTTAAATAATAAGATTCCAAATGAAGTTGATATTTGTACTGAGACTCAACCAGAGTTTAATAAATGTTTTTACACCCCTAGGTACTTATATGATATGGAGAATAACCAAATTAAATTTATAAGAAAAAAACTTGGAATGACCACGGATGATTTAATTGAATATTGGAAAAAATATGTTATATTCAGGTTTGTGAAACCAACCAAAGTGGAATACTTGGTACCATGGATGAAGGCAATGTTTTTTAATAGACTATTTTCTGAGGCATACACTGCGGTGTCAAGAACTAAGATGACCCTAAGAATTTCAAGATATGTCAAGTCAAAATCATTAGCCTTATCATTAGATGATGAATTATTGATGAGTGAAGATCAATTAAAAAATGATAAGATCAAATTAAAACTGTACACAATGAAAGAAGCACATGAAAAAATGCTAGAAGAATTATATAAAATTGAAGTTGATGATATAAAGGAAAATGATGTTTACCAAATTTTAGTTAAGTGTGATGCTAGCGTTTCAGCCATTTATTCTTATTTAGAAACAGTCAACATTGTCTTCGATGAATCAATCATAGAAAAGTTAAAATTATGTGCCAATAAAACACCACATAAACTAACATGGTTCCATATTGAAAATAATGTTAGCGTTATTATGCAGAAATTGTTCTCAGAGGAAATATTCCAAATAGAGAATAGAAATTATATTTCTGATGCTTCACTTGAAAGAGATATAAAAACAGTGAAAAGAGAATTATTAACCAAAAAACCAGATGAAATGAGCATTATGGAGGTTCAATTTTTATTTAACCAATTATCCATGTGTCAACAAAAACCTATTGTTATGTTAGGATATGGAAACACTGTCAATTCACTAGAAGAGTTTTTAAAAGTTTTTTTAGAAAACGGTATATTTTTAGATAATGCTTGTTTCATAAATACTGCTGGTGTAACAAAAATCGTTAATCCTTATACATCAAACACTTATTATTACAAAGATAAGAAAGCAACGAAAAACCTTCTATTACAAAATCTTGAAAACATGGTACTTTTATACGTTTACCTTAAAATTAATAGAAAATATGAAACTGAAAAAATTATTGATATTTTTAATCAACTAAAATTTTTAATTAACCCAGAAACACAAGAAACAATGTATTATCATGAAGTTTTAAGGAAATTTAATCAAGAAAGCAAAGAAAGTTTGAGTTTAAGTATAACAGAGTTGAAATTAGCTGCCTATTTACAAAAAGTTTTATTAAATGATTCAGACCTTTTAATTGATTTGACAAATTCAGTTTATAATTATGGATATAAATATTATAAACAAGCAGAAAAAAAAGGAAGAATTTACATTGGTGAAACGGAATGCGCTTTCAATTACTTAAATCAAAAATTTTACTTTTACCAAAATAATATGGAATATCCAATCTTATTGACTTTGACAAAAAATAAACAAATAAACTCTGCAGCTTATCTTGTTGCTCTAAGATTAGGAAATCATATTAGTGAAAAAGAATTTGAATTACAAAAATATGATCATACATTAAATAAATATAGAAAATGTGGTTCTCAATTTAAGGATTATTATTTCATAAATAAAAAGAGAAAAAATTTACAACACATACTTGGTGAGGATTGGGTAAAATATTCAGAAAAAACAGAAGAATGTTTATACGCACCAATTATAAAAACAAATGGATATATGCCTTTATCAGAAAAAACATTTTCTGTTTCAACTAAATATATTCCTTTAGTTAATGAAGATTATATGGTTGTGTCACTTGGTAGAATGAAATTATATACATTACCATTTTGGGAATGTAATCAGTATGATACCATCAAAATGTGTTGTGATGTTTTAATAGATGGGGTTTTTTTAAGTGATATTTTAAAACATAAAATGATTATAAGATCGTTTAAAGGCTCAAAAATTAGAATAAAAAAATTGAAAAAGTATAATCTAGACCATAATAAATTTTATGAAATACTAAAACCATTTTTACCTATGATCCCATTCAAAATTGATTTGAAATATAGGGATCTTGAGATTTTCGAAAATACTGATGAATACTTAGAAAGAAAAAGGAAGGAAAAAGAAATAGAAGAAAAAAACAGGTCATTCATGGGTACCATGGATTTTAGCAGTTTTGGGTTTAATTTTAATTATAGTAGTGATGAGGAAAGAAAGTCTGAAACAACTGAACTACAAAATGAAATTGATATCACTGATAATGAGTGGGAATTTGGTGGTTTTGAAGAACCAGATACAATAATGAATTTTGATGAATATGATATGTCTAGTTTATTTAATAATTTCAATTTTCCAGATGTTTTAGAACAAAAAGATGAATTACTAACATTAGATGAAGAAAAAATATTTTTTGAGTCAGATGATGAAGATGATACTAACACTAAGAGTAATAATGATTTTCTTGATGTTTCATATGGAATTGATTTTAGTCAAATTAAATTTTATAAACCAGAACCTGTGATTAAAAATGTTAGATTACATGGGATGGTTGAAATAATGAGGAAAATACCACCATTTTATTGTCACAAAATTAATTTAAATTACAAAAATTTAAAAAATCATATTTTATTAACCACAGAGCAATTTATCAATAGTGTCACAAAAATAATTAATAAATTAGGAATATCTCAAAATGATGATATAAAAAATATGTATTTATATGAATTATATTATTTGTTAACAAACTCATCAATAAAGGAGGAAGACCCAATAACAACATTATACCATTATGAAATTGAAGATAAGAATGTGAAAATTTATTATCACTATGTTTTATCAAAAAGTTCAGAAAAATATCCATTAATCAAGGGTAAATATGTAGAAAAAGAAATCGATGATGAAAATTCACTTTTTTATTTACCGATAGATAAAGGTAAATTAGACCAATTAGGTAATAAAAAAAGAACTTATAAATTCCCAAGGAAATTAACCTTTAAAGGAGTGAATAAGAGAATCACCATTAACCTCGATGATTTTTTATAAAACATAATAACATAAGAAAATGAAAATGAAAATAAATAGTAGTGTGCTAATCCATACGAAGAAAAAGTGATAAAATCATAATAATTAATTTAAAAATTAATGA